TTAGCACCTTTAGTACCACCCGTACCATAAATACGAATAGTACCAACAGATATAGCACCAGACTCTGTATTAGATAAAGTAACGTCAAGAGCTTTTTGGAGGTTAGGGCAATTGTGAAAAATAGTAAAATCTTCTAAAAGACATAGACTATCACCATCAACTTCAAAACCATAATATTCATCTTTACCAATAGATTCAATATCAAATCTACATTCAAGAGGATTTTTTTGTAAAGCTGTATATTCAGGACATTGTTTACGTTTAACTTTAGTTGGAATAATCCAACCTTTACTAAGAAGAAATATACGATAATAAGTACAACCATTAACAACTTTTGTTTTAACAGTAGTTTTAATACCTAAACTTCTAGCTATATAAACAATACCTGCTGTAACAGATTCAAGTTTTTGAATAATTTCAAAATTATGCTTTCTAGCATCATAATTACCATCAGTATCAATAATACCAGCTAGAAATTGCAAACGAGATTCTCTATCTGTACAAATATAATTTTTAGGTATAAATTTATTATCTTTTACACCCATAGCATCAAGAGCTTGTCTAAACCAATTTAAAGAACAATCTTTTTTAGTAAATGAAATTCGTTTAGCAAGTTTACTTGTACTATGATTATAAATATTACAAACTAAATTATTAGCGTTTGCAAATTCTTTCAAAGCATCTATAACCTCAATATCAGGATTTGTAAATCTAGCAGAATCTTTGTCGCCATCTCCTATCCATAATCCAAATATATAAGGGTCAATAAGGACATCTTTATGTTCAAATTCGATACCATTTACTTTTTCAAGAGCATAGCATTCACGCCATCTAGGATGTAAAGATAAAGTTTTAATATGATTTGGAGCTGTAATTAACTCTTCTCTAACTATATTACCATAAGCTTTGCGATATATAGTACGAATCGGATGTTTGCTATTAACAATATGTTCAATACCATTTTCAGGAATAACTTTATACATATTATCAATACCATGTGTTGTAGCTAAGACAGTTCTAGGTTTACTATCAGGTCCCATAAGAACATCTCCAGCAACAATATCTTCGACATTTTTAATTGAGCCATCAAACATAATAAAACGAGTACCTTTAGCCACGCACTTACCTGCTTCTTCAAAGTCAATCTCAATAGCTTTCTTACCTACAGCAGCAGATTCATTTTTACCTATAGCAACACTATAAAGATTAGAAAGCCAACCAAAATTCTTAAGACCTTTCGTGGATACACGATAACCCATAAGAATATCATCAATAGCTTCTGAAATATAACCTCTTTTCCAAAACGTATGCTCTTCAAAATGGTCAAGACATTTCTTAGCCATAAATGTAGTAGCACCTTTATCAGTAAGATAAGCTAATTGATCGGCAGCAAGTGTAACAGTAACATTAGGAAATAAGTTTATAGTATTTGCAGCTTGACTACCACGTTTATAAGAGAAACCTTTACGACGAGCTTTAGCTTTAGTAAGATGAAATTTATTATTAGCAATAAACTCATCTATTTTGAAATTCCAATAATCACCATCCCAATAACGAGGAAAACCCATAACAGTTTCAACGTGTTCAGCACCTTCTCTTTTAAGTTTTTCTCTTTCTCTAGCGTTAGGTGTACGTTCAATTCTACCATAATTAAGATAAGTATAATGAGCCCCTGTAATACGCATAGGCTTAAGCAAAAGATCTCGCTCTTCATCAGTAGTAGCTTTATCAAAAAACTTAGGAATATCTTTATAATAAAGTTTAGCTTTTATAATAACACCTTTTTTACGTCTAGATGTTTCTCTTTGCCAAAATGATTCATAAGCTGGAGTACTAGGATCATAATCACAATAAGTACCATATTCATCAAAAGTATCAGCAGAACGAGAAAGTCTTTCGATATTAATAACAATGAAGTTAATATTCATAAGAATACCTCCAGAATTACCAAGAAGAAAATCATCATCTGGATCATATAAAGGCTTATTAGTAATATAACTAATGCCCTCTGATGCTTTAGGATATTTACTTTTATCTTCACAAAGATAATCTATAAAAGGAATATCTCCACGTTTATATCCCCATTTATTCTCAGGAGCAGCATTGATACCATCACAACTATTTTTCCAATAAGCATGAATAAACATGAAGTTATCAATAGCATCTTGAGAAAATTCATATTTACTATTCATAGCTTAATCAATTATATCTATACCGCTACCAACACCATTATCTATTTGATTATTAACATCCATAGAAGCAGCAAGCTCTTTACCTCCACGTACAATAGTTTTTCTAAGTTTAGATTTAACGTAATTATCTTCAGCTTCTTTAAGTTCTGCAATAAGTTTAGGAAGATCTTTACCCATCTTCGTAATCTCACGCATATAACCGAGCATACCACCGATCTCTTCTTTAGTAAAAGAGTCTTTCTTTAGGTCATTACGAAGATTCTTATTCATAACTGCCATAAGATCTTTACCAGCTTGAAGAGCATTAACAGTTTCAAAGAACATCTGTCCAACATAATTGATATTATGCTCAACAAGCCAATTGATAGCTTCAATCATATCTTTAGTTGGTCTAAAGTCTGAATTAAGTTGAGCAACCTCAATAGCATAATCAAAAGCCTTTTGATCTTTTAAACCATTACGATGAATATAACCGTCTTCATCAGCATAACAATCAATAAACTTAAATATCTTATACATAAGTTCTCTATCATTATGCCAATCATTATATATCTTAGCAAGAACAGGAACTTTAAGAATCTGCTCTACATTCAGAATAAGTTTAGAGCCTTCAACCAACCATACGTGTAGTGCCATAACTAATAGTTTTATCAGTTTTATTTAGGGCAATAAAAATACCCCCATCAACTTAATGATGAGGGTAAATATAAAATACATATTTGATATAACAAAAGAATTTATAAATAAATATTTAAATCAATATTATATCGATTAATACATATTCATTTTAATAGTAACAATATTAAGCTTGATAATCAATAAATATTGTAAGTTCTAAAAGCTTCTTAATATTCATATTCATAACTCTAATAGTAAATACACCACTGGCAGTTTGAAGCATAGTTCTGATATATTCTACTATCTCATAATAAGCATCTTGAGTTAAAACAAGAGTATCATTTTTAATATCATAAGAACTTTGAGCCATATTAAAAGTCCAATTATGAATATTAGCGGTACCTGTTTTATCAGTATTAATACTAATACTATCTATTCTCAAACTATTATCAATATCAATATAATCAGAAAAGCTTTTTAAATTACCAACAGATATTTCTCCAGTTTCATTTGTTGTTACAGCAGGCAATAAACAATTTGTTGTCCAAGCAATAAAACTACTTGATTCATTAATCGTAGTATTATAATAAGATTGAGTAAAATCAAAACCCACTCTAATAATAGGTGTAGGAAGGAGTCTTTCTTGAATTACTTCAAAAGTTTTAGTAACCCCCCCCCGGCTACAACAATCGTTTCACTTCTATCTTGATCTTGATTAAAATCAGCAGTTACATTTAAAGTACCATTATTACTACCTGAATCAGGTGTAACAGTCACAAAAGATTTTTTCATATAATATTAAATTACATTAATCAGTATAACTAAATTATCTTGTGTACCAGTTGTTTTAATAAATATAGCTATCGTTATATTCCCAGTAGTAGAAGCATCACGCGCAGAATTTATCTTTGCAACAATTTCACTAAGCTTAGCAGGAGTTATATCTATAATAGATAATACTGTACCTTCATCTTCAGAATTAGGAACAACCTTTGCGGTAAATTCATTTAAAGTTATATTACCTAAAGACTCGCCAGCAGAAACAAGATCTATAGAACTAACCACAGGATCATTAAATTCAACTTGTAACCTAGATATATTTTTAATAATAAATAGATGCCTTTGGCTTAATATAAAATTAGCAAATTTTACATTAAACATCAAAAGTGTAATACCACCATCATGAGTTAATCTATAAGGCTCTTCTATATTAGCATTAGAAAATATATATCCACAATCAATATAAATATAAGGATTAGGATCTTGTTCTATTGATACAGATTTAGTAATACCCCCTCCCTCAACCTTAAATGTAGCATGTCTACTAACATAATTCTCATTTTTATCAGCACTAACAGATAAAGTTCCATTATTTTGACCTGTATCTGGAGTAACTGTTATAAAAGCTTTATTCATAATTATATGTTAATTTTTAATTTTTGAAAATTGTCTCATAAATTCACAAATTTGAGTAGCATAAGCATCTACAACATATTCAATATCATTCGCATAATCTTCATTAGCTTGAACGAATAAACAGTGAACATACTCATGCCAAAACGTTTGAGTTCTTATAGAACTAGGAATATCTTTACTTCTATCTCTAAGGATAATATAGATTAAACCAAGAACGTGATCAGAAACTCCATATTGTATCCCTTGAGTAGATTGATAAGAAACTTCAGTCATATTATAGGCTTTATAGATAACTGAACCAACCTTAAAACTCTTAGGATAATCAGTATTATATTCCCAATCAAAAGTAGAATCATCCCACCAATGAGTAAATAAGAAACTCAAATGAGCCATTGCAATATCATCAAGATGAGCTTTTTTGCCATTAGGAAACTCAGCATTTAAATTAAGCTCATAAGCAACAATAATAAAGAATGCTCTAACAAGTTCTCTAAGAGATGCAGTTGAATCTAAATCATCATTAATTTGTATGATACGTTTATCAAAATCAATTTCAGTAGTTTTGACATTAGCGTGTTTAGCTATATAATCAAAAGAACTAATCTTAAAACTGACAGATGTTACTTTCTCATTTAAATCAGTAGAAAGAAAAGGATTAAGAAAAACTGTTTTCATATTAGAATCAATAAAGTTAGAAATACAACATTAAGACCAATAGAAACACCACCGATCTTAGCCCACTTAGCAGAACGACGCATATACTTCTTAAGATCTTTAATCATATCTTTATTACTCTTTTCTAGTTCAACAATAGATTGCTTATAAACGTTCGCTTGATTCGTAAGAGTATAAAGAGTATGTTTCAAACCATCAATAAGAGTATCTTGCTTAACAATAATGCTCTTTAAAGATTTACATAAAGCTGCATCATATTCACCTTGTTTAAGGAGAATTGCAATTTTACGATTATCTTCAAGAGTATATGTAATAACAGTATCTTTAGAGACTTTCAATTCTCTGCCGTATATATCGAGCGATGCTATCATCAGAAACAACATAAACATCAGAGAAGTTCTTAATATCTGTTTCATATTTAATTATAGTTTTATTTGTATTAGCTTTGAGACTATCTATAAGACGTTCTTGTTTTATAGCGTAATTCTCCAAAGCAGAAATAACCCTACCAAGAGAATCCAAAGTATGATAAGGAATATCGGTTGTCGGTATTCGTTCTTCTTCATTACATTGAATAATATTAGTAAAACATAGAGCTAAAAAAAGGAGTGCTATCAACACCCCTTTAAAATCTATTTTCATAATTTGAACTCTTTAATATTAGTAAGAGTATAAGTAAAAGAATTACCATATAAATCTTTAGCCTTATTTACCAATGGCATAAATTTATCTTCATAATCTCTAACAGATTCAAAAACTTGACAACCAGCAGAATAAAGACCGATAGTACGAATAATTTTCCACTTAGAAGCACGATGTATATTAATACCAGCCATCTCGTAACTAATACGACCAGATAAATCAAGTTTATTATCTCGGTTATTATCACGATAAAGTGGAAGAGGTTTAACTTGAACAAGTGCAGGATAATCACCTTTGTGTTTTCCAATCTTAAATGCACCTTTAAATTGACCTTCTTTTAAAATAGCACAACCTTTAGAATTTATAGGTTTAATCAAATTCAAATCAGAAGGATCAGTAGTTATTGAAAACCAATCATAAGTCCATTTACCATTCATCTTAGGATTAGCATCATTAGCTTTGTAGAATACGAGAAGAAGATCATTAAATGTACCTGTATCAACAGTGTTACATCTAATACCCCAAATGTTCAGATTGTAGTTACCTTTATCAAAGATAGCAAAATCATGAACTTTAGCAATCTTACGAAGAACGTCAATATTAGTCTTAGCTATGACATCATCATAAGTAATTAAAGCATTCGTTAATTCACTCATAGTCACTTGATATTATAATTAAACAAATTGGTATTTGCTTTACGTTCTTTATTTAATTGAGCAAGTCTATAATCACAAATGGCTTTAACCTCAGCTTTAAGGTATTTAATATCAACAAAAGTAACAACCTCTTCATGTGGCATATCGTCAGGAATCAAAGGATTCTCAATAGTCCTAATATGACAAAGCATATTACCAAGACATTTAAAGCCCCATTGTTCAATCAAATAATCATACATACTTAATTGAAGAGAATAATGAATACCAGTAGAATCCTGTAAATGATTTATAGGAAACAACATAGTTTCATTAGTAACAATGTACTTATCTAAGTCAATAGTACCATCTGCTTTCTTAGCCCAATATCCACCTTCAAATCGAATAGGTGCTTTATTAGTTTTCCAATCAAGAATAAAGAACTCATCACCTTTAACGAATAGAATATCAACAAGACCTGAAATCAAATATTCTGGATGATAAACACCAATCTCAGCATAGATCTCAAATCCCATAGAAATCATATCCTTAATAAACTCGTAAATTTGAGGATACCTATCAGCAATACCAACAACTCGAAAATAATCGAGATCGAGTCTGCCATAACTATGAGTTCTTATAATATCATCTACTGTATAAATACGACCATCAATAAAACCATTCGCATTTAAATAGTAGTTGTTACATCTTTTCACACATTGTTCTAGGAAATTATGCTTTTCAGTTCCCTTAGCACAAGCCTTTTCAGTTTCAATCTTCCATTCAGCAAGAATCTGTTTAACAGTCTTACCTCTATATCGAATATATTTACTATAATTTCTATGAGTAGGAGGAACAGGACGACTACCAATATTAGCACAAGCTTCAGCAATAGCTTTCCAATCCTTTTGTTCTACAAACTTACCAATAATAGTAGTAGTAGATATATACTCTCTATCAAGAGCATCAGTATATTTATGCTTTTCCTCGTCGAAGAAGATCGGCAAGTCTCTGGGTATAATCTGCGTCATAAGCTGCTTTATCAGTAAGTTTAAGGAATAGCTTCTTTCGTAATCGTTCATAGAACGCTTTGTGACGTTCTTTCATATATTCATGTGGTAAAGAAGTCATCTTATTAAAATCAAAACCACATTCAGCATAAATATCGTAAGTTTCAGGATGAATCCAATGTTTACCAAAGGAAGGTATTTCAATCTCTCTATCCACACGTTGCATTGCAGTAAGAATAGACATCCACTGACTATCTGCAATATCATTTAGAAAACGTTCAAAATCTTCTTTATTACGAATAAACGTAAGAAAGTCTCTACACCAAATCTGTTCGGGAGTATAACGTTCAATAAAATGACGACCTTTTTTGGTCTTATAATACATCTTAGTAGGTTCCTTTCTTTTACGATCTACAACTGCAACCATTCTCTCATAAAGTCTCGTGACTTGAAGAGGAAATAACCTAGCACCTTTAGCCATAACAGAATTGGATTAATAAATCACACCACCAATTTGATTAAGAGAAATAAGATTACATTCCCAAAATTCAACTTTACCATCTTCACCAACAATAAGCTTACTACGATCTTTAAGACCCGGACGATTTTCGACAACTCTAAAGTTATCATCACCACCAAGAACATCAATAAGCTTTTTGTCAAGATTTTTAATCTTATGACTTAGAGGTACACCTTTGCTACCATAAGACATATCAAGAACAACTTCACGTCCAAGCATATCCGGCGGAACATTGTCAGGAATAGCGATACAATAAGTAGCTTTAGGAACTTCTCTATCAACTTTCATAACATCAGTTACTTCAAGCGGAGACATCTTATATTGATTTGCAATAATAACTCGACCTTCGCTAACCTTAATATTACAAAGAGAATGTGGCGCAACACAAGCTGTTTTAAGATTATTTTTATCAGCTCTAATAGCTTCGATTTTAGTTTGAATTGAATCCATAGTTTAAATAATTTACTTTATAAGATAATCAATGTTAATAGGCACAATCTCATAACCTCTACAAAGACCTGCGTCAGTATAAAAGGTAATATTATACAACATTAACGTAGCACTAACTGTAACAGTGTACATAGTAGTAGGTTTAAAAGGAGGACGGTCTTTTAAAAGGGCAAATAACAGAAACGGAAAACCTTTATCCAACACGTCCTCAATGTGAAACAAAGTATAAAATGAGAGTAACAGAATTACCATTAGTAAAAATAGGAGTACCAACAATAGCAAAGATATTTTCAGTTACAGCATTAGTCAGTACTCCCGATTACATTATGAGCAAAAAAAACACTCACAAAGATATGAATAAATTGGATATTACAAGGGATTACTTGAATATCTTTTTCTAAACCTTATATTTTTCTGTTTCAAAGGCAATATTCAATAGAAATCTCAATAGTACTAGCGTCTTCACCCGGATTTGCAGCCACGCACGCAGTGCCTTGTTCTTCTAAATGCTTCAAATCAATATGCAAAAGCATTTGCAGTACCACCACGTTCACACCTTTGTCTATATACACGCATGCACGTGTGCGCTATGCAGAGCTTTGCGATATATATAAGGATATATATAAAGATTACTAAAGGTAATATCAATGACAGTATTACTACTTCAAATTCGTCCGTCCGTAATATGTATTTTAATTATATTCAAATAAACCTCTTATCACCCACCAATACTCACCTACTCATATCCCCTCTTATTACCCCCTATAGTCCCCCTCTTTTCTCCCCTTTTCTCTCCCTCTCTTTTCCTCCCTCTTCTCTCCTTTACAAAGCACCCCGAAGCTACTTAAAATAGCTTTAAATATAATAGTATTACCTTTAGTAAGTATATGCCCTTCTAAGTTCCTTTAAGTATCTTTAGTAATACTTAGAGTAACATTAAGTAAACTTAGAGTATATATAGGAGTTCCACCCCGCTCAATGCAAAATGTAACAAAGCTACGAAAAGCATCTGTAATACTTAGAGTAACAATAGTATCTTGAATAGCTTTGCAACTACCAACTCTCGGAGCTTTGTAACGATCAGCAGACCCCAGTAGGGAAGAAGGACTGGTCACGCGCGGAACGTCTGCATTATCACCCGTATTATCAGAGTTAGTATAAGCATCTTCAATGTATTTTGAATAAGCATGAGTAAGATTCATAAGTTTTGCAGTGGTAGAAGTATCTTTAGTAATATTAGAATAACCATGAGTAATAGCAAAATGTTGCTCCCTTCCACACCTATTTCCCTACTGGGGATTACAAGGCTCATCAAAGTTATTATAAATACCGGTAGTATTAATACTATTACTACTTAGAGTAACTCTGATATTACTTGTAATATTATCTGTAATAGAATCAACGTTACCACATTTCGGCTTACATTTTTGGCAAATTATACACTGAATTTTGATGATGCTTATGCTGATTGTCTTAATATTACTCTAATTAATTTTAAAGCTAATGCAGATTGTATTGAGTATGCTTTTAATATTACTCAAATTACTTTGAATATCAGCAAGGCTTTTATTCAATTCACATTGCAAACTCTAATATTCGGATTTGTACACAGAGCGATTTAAGTGCTTATTCTAATTCTTTTGATATTGTAATTGCTTAAGGAACTTTGGATATAAGCAGGGCAGCTAATTTAATTCATTTTGCAATTTCTATCACATAGGCTCGTCTTTACCAATCTTCTATTATTAATTCTAAAGCATTTTCTAACACTATTACTATTCAATTTTCTATTGGCTTTAATGACACTGTTGTTCGACTTTATACCGACTATGAGAGTTTGTGTGCGGGAACCTATTCTATTACAATTTATTGCGGATATTCTCTGGATTTTATTATTGGTTATTTTAAGGCTTTTAGTAATGCGATTTCTAATTTTGATTCTTATGGAATTTCTATTGGTTTTGGTGACAATAATTCTAAGACTTCTATTAGCTCTATTGCATGGCTTATTCTCATGATTCTTTTATTGCAAATTCTAAAACATTTTCTATTGTTATTACAATTATTAATTCTAAGACTTTTAGTAACAGTGTTTATAGCTTAAACTCTTATAGTGTTTCTGTTGGTTTTGGTTTTGACAATTCTAAGGCTTTTGATGATGGTTGTTTTAATAGCTTTGAAGACGGTGTCATTAGTTATGATTTTAATATCATTGTCATAGAGGTTTAATAATACTATTTCTTAGGTTTTAGTAACGTAATTTATAGCTTTAATTCTTATAGTATTTCTATTGGTTTTAGTTTTAATAGTTTTGAAGTTTCTAATGATGATTGTTTTAGTATTTTTGAAGACGGTGTTGCTGAACTTTAGGTCGGGCGTGAGAGTTTGTGTACAGGGGCCTCCTTATACGACAGCACCCCCTTGTAATGCTTGGGGGAATGCCCCCGTCGATGATTCATGAGGAATGATTTTCCGAATTGGAACTGCAATTTTCCATAGAGATGTTGCAGTTACAATTTCTATTACCTCACGACTATCTCCGTTTGATAGCATGGATTTAATTAAAATAAATATTAATTTTGAACCTCACGATGCTAAGGTGAATCGTATCTATTTTATGAATACAATGATTAATGCTCCTGAAGTTAAGAAGATGAGTGCAATTGTGTTGAATGCAATTGTTGTTCTTAAAGACACTGAGGATTATCAAGATCGTTATCTGATTGATTGCAATGATCTAGAAGGTAATACTATTGAACGCTTGTTTATTGGTAAGAAGATCTTTGATAAGATTGATGGTCTTGTTGGTAAGATTATCGATGTAGTCTATAAAGATTGCATTGCTGATGTTACTCAGTATATTGATGATGAGGACATCAATGAAGAAGTGAAGTTTCACACGACTACACACAAGCAAGTGGTTGATGTTGTTAAGACTAATGATATTAACTTGTTGATTGCTTGTGCTAAGCATGGTATTAAGGATATGTATAATGAATTAAAAGAGTTAAACAAATGAGAGTATTAAAGACGTTAGTGAAGTGCATCATCATATTGGTGGTGCTCTTCTTATTATCAGCTGCTGAGAGTTTAGCTGATTGGTTTGCATCAGTTATTAATGGTGAAGTGTTCATTGGATTTCTATTAGGAATTGTAATTGCAATTACTATTGCATCTATTATTAAACCTGATAAATTTAATTAAGCTATGAGTGATTATTATGAAGTTAATGGTGAAGATTCTATCGAGATTAATCCTTTTACTGAGGCATTATTAGATGAATTAGAATCTTAATGTGTTAAGAGTAGTGCTACTAGTGCTACTCTTATTTTTTTAAGACCCTACAAACTCCGTCTAATCAACACGACTAAACCCCTTATTGTAATTGGCGGTCGTGGTGATCGTCCTAGAAATTCTAATACTTAAAATTATGGCAGACGAATTAAAGAATCCAGTGAGACGTTCAGTTATCGGTGAAATTATCTCTATTAAAGAGATTAACAAAGACGACTTTAAAGAAGGTAAATTTCGGCATAATTGTCGGATTGTTCGTGTTGATCCTCTGAATGGTGCTCCACTTGTTGATGTTTACATCACTAATGATCAGTATGATAAATACGGTCTTAATGCGATTGTATTCGCAGGTAATGTTGTGAACTTTAGCATTGATGAGAACATCGCAGGTGAGACCGGTTATATCGACCCTGATACCGAAGAATGGACGTATCATGAAAAGACATTCAACAGCTTTGCAGGTGCTGACAATGTTGGTAGCTTAGGTCTTATCGGTGTATTCGGTAAAATTGGTGTTGGTGCGGATATTGTTTCTGGCTTCATCAAGAACATCGAGACAGCTCGTAAGCAACGTGAAGCTGTTGTTAAACCTAAAGTGGTTGAAGCTGTTGCTACTGAACAAGCAGAAGAAGCTGCGTAAATTCCGTGAGGTGGTGCTGAGTATACTCTCAGTGCTGCCTCTTCTTTTTATTACTTAATTAATCCGACTAATGATCATGAAATTACACGTTATTTATAAAGGTCAAACTGTTGATATTTCTTATGATTTGCTTTGTATCAATACTGATGAAGTGAATATAAGATTCTCTAATTCAAATGCACAGAGTTGTAAATTTTTAACACAATATCTCGAAGCTAATCGTCTTGATTACACTCTTAAAGATAGAGAAGACTATAAGGAAATTGTTGCACTTCCGGATATATTTGCACTTACTCTAAGTACAAAAGGTACATATCGTTCTCCGGTTGTTAAAGATAATCTCTATGATGCTATTATTAAACGCAGTAATGACATTGAATTAGCTCATAATGCTATTAGAGAATTTAAGCGTAATGTTAAGATAATTGATGCTAGACTTGCTGATATGCAAGATGATTTAAGTAAATCTGAATATGCTCGAAGCATTGATAATATTACTAAAGAAATACTTGAATTTAAACGCTGTAAACAGCTTGAAGCCTTAGCATTAGCAGAAGAACATCTTAATGTTTCACGTGAAACAATACCGACAGTTGAGACGTTGGAAGTGGCTTACGAAGTATCGACGTTGTTCAAACTTGAAGACTTTGCGAAGCTTCTATATATTTACAGGTATTTGGAAGATCAATCGAAATTGTCTAAGAAATATCAGAAGGTATATGAGGTATTAGACAGATTAGAGAAGTATATGTACCCGAAATATGTTAAAGAAGTTGAAGCATTAGGACAAAATTTACTTGCTGAATTGCAAGAGAAAGCTGCGAAGTGGGCGGAGAATGAACTGAATATTAATGAGTGGATACGGGAGAAATGTAGACAGTTTGGATTTGAGGTTGAGAGTGAGGATGAGGAGTAGAAATAGCGTTTGTAACGGCATCTCCACAACCATTCGCAATACCGTCTTCAAAAACGTCTTCAAAAACCGCGATGCGACTTCTAAGTATTGCAAATTAAATTCAGAATGTCAAACCCAGAGCAATGAAAGTCATAGAAAGTTTTAAATTAGAATCTAAATTTGTGGAAATAAAATCTGCGAAGCTATGCTAGTAATTGCAAATTAAAATCAAAGTGTTTCATGCAGAGAACCGAAAACCGTAAAAAGTTTTGAATTAGCATTAGAATGTATGCAATTAAAATCTGCGAAGTATTAGCACTATTTGCAAATTAAATGCAGAATGCTAAATTCAGAGCAATGCAATATGCAAAAGATTTTGAATTAGCATTATAAAAGATGCAATTAAAAGTCTAGAATTTATATGCGAAATACTAGAAACAATGCAAAATGCTTCAAGATGTGAACCTGAATCTGTAAAGAATTTAGAGTAAACATTAGAATATATGCAGTTAAAAGACTCAAAGCATTAGTATTAGATTCAAAATTAATTCAAATATTTGCAAAGCATCAAGCATAAATAGCAATATGATTTGAATTAGAATCAGAATAAGTATTCGCAAAACTCTTAATATTTGCAATTGTATCAATGTTATATTCAGTATAATTAATGCAGAATAGAGCAATTTGAATACAATTAAGAGTATTGAGTATAGAGTATGCAGTATTCAGTGTACTATTAAACGCTTTAGAAATATTCGCAGAAATATTCGTAATAAATCCTAAACATATTCAAAACAATTTGCATTAACATTCCGAATATCAAAATGCTTCGAATTGGTATCAATATGATTTGAAGTAAACTTAGATATTTTTAGATTAATTATTTGAGCTTTATAACTAATACTATATCTCATTGAATTTGTAGTATTAATTTCATTTAAAATATTAAACGTATGGTAGTATATATTAAAGACCGAATAACAGATGAAATCATAGCAGTAACTTATGATGTATTCGTAGTATATGGAAACGAATTAATATTCAATAAACAGAAAGCAGCAAAAGCTATTGCAAATAGTTTAAGTGATTCAATATTATTCTTAGTACATAGAGAAGCAAAGCACTTTATCTCATATTCAGCAGAAATTGACCAATCAATTGTAACATTAAATAAGAATTTAATTGCAGTTGCGATGGACAGTGAAAACAAAGAGTATAAGATAAATCACTTAGAGTATAAAAACCAATTAGAACAATGGAAACATGACATCGAGAACTCTAAGAATAGTTGTAACTGATATTGAAGCAGAATGGTTAGTTCCAGTAACAGCATCAATATCATGGGTAGATTACCAATTAGTTCTTAAATTAACATCGTCACGAACAAGACACGGAGTACAAGAGTTTCTTAGAAGAAATAATATACCTGTAACAGAGTTCGTAGATGAAAAAGAATTAATAGTAGATCCAAGAGAATTACAAGAAGTATCTATAAAAGAATCTAATATAACAACAAAGGAGCTTTTAGAGAGACTAAATGATGATGAGTATTAATCTTAATATTATAAATAATGATTCTAAGATTAACAGTAGAATGTATAGCGTATAATGTGACAATGAATATAGTGTGTCACAAAGATACAGAATGTGTAATATCAGAGAAAAAAATAGAATTAAAAATAACATCAGCAAGAGTAAGAGATAAAATTAAAGCATTTTGTCAGTTTACAAGAGTTGGTGTAAAAGAATATATAATTGTACACAAACTTGTAATATCAAGAGAATCAAAAAAAGTATTCGCAAAGACCTTTAACAATCAGTAGAACTTTCCAATCCCCAATAGGGAACAAGGATTGGAAGGAGCAGCATTCAGCATCCCTATAGTAATAACTTTAGAAATGGAAGATTATTTTACAACAGAAGAAATAGTAGGAGCATTAGTATTCATATTTTTAGCAATTGTACCTCCATTAATATTGGAGTATCGAGAGAAACATCGTAAATAATTTAATAATTCATTCAGCATTACCACTATGAGAAAGAAACTTCTCACAACTAAAGAAATTAAAAGATATATTAAGACACATGATACGATAGAAGAAATATTGTATTGTTTAGTGTTTTTCTTAGTACCATTTGTATTTTACTTAGCAGCACATTTCAAATACTTATTTGACTATGTGGATGATGAGGAACTTCAAGTGTACTTAGAAGCTGAAAAAAGATATTCAGCAGCAACAAGAATATGGTTATTAGCAATAATAGCAATACTCTTAGTAATACTGATAGTAAAGATTTGACCGCCATATATTGAGAATAAGCCTTTGTTTAATGGAGATGACCTCTCGGTTGTCTCCATATAATTAAGGTCACAGAGAGCAAATTCAAACGTTTTAAATGGCATTTTCAAGTCTGACTTCTGATATAGTGAAATAGGTTATAAATAAAAGTAAACGCAAAATTTCATGTTCGCAATAGTATCAGCAAATGAGAAATCATACATATCATTAACAGAATGTGTATGTTTATCTAAAATTACAAAAATAGAATCATATTATGATAAAGTACGAATAACATTCGATTCAGTAGCAAATCGTAATAATTCAAATGTAGAATTAGTAGCAAATGCAATAAACTTTGCTTCTATATCCGCATTAACTATTGAACTTGAGTATAAACAATTAATTGCATTAATGCCTTAAAAGATGTATATACAAATAAAATCAAAATCATGTACAACATCAGTAATAGCTGTTGTATCTGTGAAAGAAAAAGATCTCAATGAAGTAGAAATAAAATTTAAAGATAAAGAGTCATTAAAATTAGCAAGACTAAACTTATCTAATGTAGGTTTAACTGTATCCGAACGTGCATTTAGAAAAATGAGAATAAAAGGATACAAACAGTTATTAATTAAATAAATTGTAATTATGGAAGTACAAGTATCACAAGTGAACAAAGCAACCATTAAAGATGTTATTAGTATTCGTAGTAATGATGCTAATAGCGCAGTAGTTGTATTTAAAGATGCAGCAGCATTTAATACAGCTAAAAAGGTATTATCATCAGCTAAGATGAAATTTACGCCATTACACGTGACACCGATGTTGTATCTACCGCAAGGTACAGCGTTGCTCGTAACAGTGTGAGTATATGGAATATTCTAAAGAGTTTCTATCTCAATTTAAAGTAGATGCAACAAACTATACGTATGTGCCAGTTGATAATCAACCACACGTGGTACCACTTGTAAGAAGAGGTACAACAAAAAAGTTTGAAGCATTGGTATATGCAGAAGAAGTATCTTTACAATCATTTCAATGTGCAGCAATACAATGTGATTTAAAGTTATTATATAATTGCATTGGTTGTCGATGCTTGCCGGGTGGACGTAAAGATGGAAAAACAGTAGTATTTAAAATAGAATACATTTATCAAGTGCATGAACAGTGATATATTTAAACCTAGCTTGCTTCCAGATAAGGACAAGACCGAGTTTATAAAGCAAGTGCAGCAAGAGTATAAGCACATAGGTTCAATAAAATATAGACCGGGTTCAACATTATGGCAATTTAACACAGAAACGGGAGAATTAAAACCCGCAAAAGTAACAGTTAAAGAGCAATTGGTATGGACGTCTAAAGATGATTGTACTAAGAAGACCCGTAGCGTCATTTACGAGGACAAATGCGTTTACATGTGGGCGTTAAATAGAAAGAACGCTGAAAAGAAGATCCTCAGAGTTATTAACAATATAATTAGAAAAAGACAAGAGAATCAATGATTGTACATTTTATTATTTTATGGTTTACAGTAGCATTACTAATTGTATTAGTTATGTTTTTAGTGGATTCAATAGGCTATATGTATTATCACCGAATGGAAATGGTTTGGTATGTTCAAATGATGATAGCATTAGTATTATCACTATTTGTTTTAGGTGGAATCGTATTAATTGCATTTACACTTGAATCATTTTGTTCGGTTGTAGATCTATTACAAGACGCATCTGTAATATTATTATCACCGAGATAAGTGTTTGATTATTAGGTTAAGTCAAAATTAATGCTTATCTTTGTAGGCTTTATGATGTTTGAGTTTCAAACGTAGTTATTAATCTATTTATTAATCTTTCTTATTATATGGCGAAAAAGGAAAATCTAAAGACATTTGTTATTCAACAAAGTGATATTGATAAGGCTATTAATTATCACTTAGATAAAGGCGGTAAAGATCATAGACATCTTGCTGATTGTTTGGAGCGTGAAATGTTTTACAGTTATTGCTGGGAAACTATTCATCGTTCTGTTCGTCCGTGGGATGGCTTTCGAAAGATATTGAATACTGTTGTTGATAGTTTGTTTTGTGATATGCCTTCGATTACAATTAAAACAATTGCGATTGACGGTGCTATTACATTCCGAACTGCTCAATGTAATGGTGTAAGATAATGAGTGGTGAATGTAGTAATTGCGAATCTAGGCAGCGTAGGGGTAATGACCCTCGTTGTCTAGTTTGTATTTATTTCAATCCTGCAATATTTAATAAAGGTTTTACTAATGTTAAATCACAGCATTTTATTACTAAAGTTGAGAAAGCAATTGAAGATGCTAAAGTCTTCAGAGATAAAGCTAAGATTGCTGATTTACGACTTAAAGTTAAAGATGTTGATGAAGTTCTTAATTCAAATGATAATTCTCGTACATTTCAAGAGATATTTGATGATAAGAAAGAGTATTGGCAAAAACTCGGGCTTGATATTGCAAGTATATGTGGATTTGAAGATGCACATAAAGAAGTTTCTGAAGTTCATGAAAGTGATAAAGGTAATTTCTATTTTACATTTCCATGTTCTACGAAACTTAGAAATAAATATGTTCGTATTTATGGAACTGATATTTCGACGAGAACTGCTATTGAAAAGATGTATCCTAATACTGATTATATTCAATATGATTCTGTAGAATGGAATACTCCTAATAAATATACTCGTCGTAAACCTTGTGATTGTTATACAGAATGGATATAGAAAAAGCTTTTGAAGTTATTCAGAATAATCTTATTGTTACTAGAGAACGTGAGAATTGTATGACTAATAATTGTCCTTGCTGTGGTGAACATAAATTTAGTACCAATATTAAAAGTACAGTTAATAGCTGCTTAAATTGTGGTTATACAGTTATGCTTAATAAAGGTCATATTGAGAGATTTAAAGGACAAGGTGTATTTGCATTATCTCGTGGCGATAAAGGTGGTATCTTTTCAATTGTTGAAGGCGGATGGGAAGCTGCAATTGAAACACTACCTAAAGCTGTTGCAGATGCTTTTGGTTGTACGATTAATGGACTTGATTATTGTATTCTTCATTCTGTTAAAGATGATAAAGTAGTTACTATTGATTTTAAAGGTATGCTCTAAGCTCCGCCCCGTTCCAGTCCTATTTCCCTACTGGGGTCTGGAAATGCTACATGGAGTGATGCTAATACTAAAGTATATATTATGACTGAAATAGACTTTGTTGTTGGTGATAGAGTTGTTACCTCTAGGGGAATCTATGGTACTATTGTATCTATTGATGAGAGTGCTGATACTTCTCAAGTTAATATTGGTAGCAAAACTGTCACTCTGTATAATAATCAGTTATGGTCGGTTAAGAATCGAATTTCTGTTGTTTGTTATTATACAGATGGTTATGAAAATTATAATAGACTTGTTACACTTCCTAAACAGTTTAAACTATATGACTTTACTAAACCATTAGATAATGAATTGTTGGATTATTGTAAAAAGGCTATTACTAAAAGTGTTAAAGGTATTTTTACGATTACGAAAATTGAAATTTAAATATGAAAGCAAATCTTACTTATTCTCTTATCTCTGCTGATTTAAAGCAAGGGATGTATTTGTTGGTCAATGATCATCTTGGTTATGTTAGCCGTATGAATGGCGATGAAGCGATTATTTCGTTTTATTTTGAAGATGGTAAAGTCATTAAGCTTGCTAAGCAAACTATGACTCGTGAAGATGCTATTCGTACTTATGGCGAATCTGTAATCAAATTGATTGCAATTGTTGATGGGAATCCTATTTCCATTAATCATCAAAATTATAAGAAGATTTTTACTCCTATGCTTACATTTGCTAAAGGTGCAGAAGAATCTTATATTGGTGAATTTATTCGTACTAAAGAAGGTCGTAATCCTCTATACGGCGAAGTATCTCCGGTTTATTCTATGCTTAAAAGTGGTGATATTGTTACTATTACAAGTCTTGAAGTTGTTGATCGTTACAGTTTGTATGATTCTACCAAAAGACTTGTTAAAGTTAAAGAAAAGAAATCCGGTTCTAAATTCTTAGTTACTCGTATTGATGATGAGAAAGAAGAACTTCTTGTTAGTCGTAACGATGTAACTCTTGGTGAAAAAGATAAATATGATTTATTTAATGTTATGAATTTTGATGCGTTAAAGAATCTCGTTGCAAGCGGTGAAGCAAAGACTGTTGAAGCTAAAGGTAAAACAAAATCTGAAGCTAGTTCTAACGGTAATGCTTTTTATCGTTTGTATAAAAGCAAATGGAAAGCTACTTATAGTAAACTTGAAGGTCAAGATCATTATCAGTGGCTTGCTGTTCGTGAAGAAGATGAAGCAAACAATGAAGCTAAGATTGTTGTTCCTATCTCTGTTCCTATTACAAATATTCCAAAACATCAATTCAGTGGTTTCGATAATGAATATTGGATTCCGGGTACAATTCGTGAGATGAATCAAGCTAAGGCTGATCTCAAGAATTTTGTTCCATTTAGAGAAGGTCTTCCGATCTTTGGTAAACTTACTACTACTGTTCTCAATGGTAAGGAGTTTACTTACTTTCTTCTTGATAACATTAAACAAGAATCTGTTAATCACTACATCTTCAAGCATCGGGATATTACCGAGGAACGCCGGAGTGAATTAACCATTAAGAAGCTGCCTACGCTTTAATATAAGCTCGTAGAGGCACTTTTGTATTGAAATAAACCAATTGGTTCACTTTAATACAAAGTGTCTCTATGGGTCTAAAATGAGCCAAAATGAGGATAGTTAAAATTGAAGTGCCTGTTTATAGGTATGCTGAACTTAGTGATAGTGCTAAAGAAGTTGTTAAAGATCATATTCTTAGTGCTACACGTAATGCTCAAGGTTTCACTGATTCTGTTAAGCATACTCTTGATGTTTTAGGCATTGAAGAAGCCGAGGTTTATTATAGTCTTGGTAATTGTCAAGGAGATGGTCTTTGTTTTACCGGTAGTATTACGTGGAATAAAGCTATTGAGATTCTTTATATTAAAGAGAGTATTGCTAAGCTAAATAAAGATTTTATTAAGTCTTGTGAAGATTGTATTTATTCTATTAATTTTTATAAATTTGATAGAATGTATAATCATTGCAATACAGTTACTGTTGAATTTGAAGATAGTAGCTGGATGTATGCTGAGGATTTTACTAAGCTTAAAGATATATTTCTTACTTGGTATAAAGCTCTTTGTGGTAAGTTTGAACATCAAGGTTATAAATGGTTTTATGAGATTAGTGAAGAAGATGTTGTTGAGTATTGTGATAATAACGATATAGAATTTACAGCTAATGGAGACGTCTTTGTTGAACCTACTTAAACCTTATGAAGATATTAGTATTGCTTTTCAACGTTATCTTCTCCAAGTCACTAATGGTAGTGGTAATTTTATTGAGTTTGCTACTACGTTATCTTGGCGTATGCAGTTGGGAATGGTTTTGGAGTTTCTCGATATTGTTTATGATGTCACAATTTCTATATTTCCTAACGGAGGAGCTGTTATCAAAAGTATTAACGGAAGACAAATGGTTGCTGATGTGTATACAACTGCTAAACCTGTCCACCCGCTTGTTCGTTATTACAATACTATTGATGTTGCTTGTAAATACATTTTAAAACCCTTTTAAATTATGGATACTACAGATAAACCTAAAATAAAAATTAAAGCTGTAGGAGATACTGTATCTGGTATAGTTTATGTAACTGAAAAAGGTTCTTATCTTATAGATGTGAATTTTAGAGGTTATAATGATAAACATCCTGATTGTTCTACTATGGATTTACATGCTTGTTGTCCTAATGAACCTGATGGTGAACCTGATTATCGTCTTAAATCTGAAAGATTTGTTGTTGTAGATGAGTTCTGATTTTAATAAAGATGCACTACTTAGGTCTGCCAAACGTATTAACGTTTCTTATTTTAAAGAACAACAAGAAGATGCTATTAATGCTATTTGGCAATGGTGGCAATCACAATCTATAAGTTTTACTCTTAGTGGTTATGCTGGTACTGGTAAAGCTCTTCTTGATGATACTAAGGTATTAACCATTAATGGTTGGCACAGCATAGGAGATATAAAAGTAGGTGATAAAGTAGCAGTTCCTACAGGTGGATTTTACCCTGTATCTGCTGTTTATCATCATTCGGATAGACCTCTTTATAAAATTACTTTTAAAGATGGTAGATCTATTATTTGTGATGAGAATCACTTATGGCAAGTTCGTAGTAAAAGACTTATTCAAAAGTATCATGAGTCTAATGGAGATTATACTAGATATAGTTATACTAAAACAACTAAAGAACTTTATGATGAATTAAAAGATTGTATTGTAGGTAAAGTTGGTTATAAGTATGCTATACCCTTGTGTGTATCTCCGGGTTTTACTAAAAGTTTTGTTATACACCCTTATGTATTAGGTGTGTTATTAGGTGACGGTGTTTTAACTAATAATTTAGCTAAACATATTAATACTCGTTTATATATAAGTTCTAATGAAAAAGATATTATAGAAAAAATTGCTAATATATTACAATGTTCTTATGATTGGCATAATAATTCTAATTTTACCAATTCTATTTATGGTGATAATATTCCTAAAATTGATGAAGCTTTAAGAAATTATAATCTTAGATGTACTGCTATTAATAAATATATCCCGAAAGAATATTTATTTGCTGATATTGATCAAAGATTAGATTTACTTAAAGGTCTTATTGATACTGATGGTCATATTAAAGCTAAAGGTCAAGTTAGTTATTCTACTATATCTAAACAATTAAAAGATGATATTATTACACTTTGTAATAGTTTAGGTATTTGTGCTACAGTTTATGAAGATACTAGAAAAGATAATATATGTTATGATATACGAATTATCACAAATGATATTATATTTTCTAGCAAAAAACATTTTAAAATTTATAATGAGGTTATATCTAAAACAAAACATTGGAATGATCATTTGTTTATTACTTCTATTGAAGCTTTAAACAAAACAGGTAACACAACTTGTATAAGTGTTGATCATAAAGATCATTTATACATTGCTGAAAATTATATAGTGACTCATAATACTTTTATCATGCGTCATCTTGTACGTTATTTGATAGTTGAAAAGGTTTGTGTTACAGCTCCAACTCATAAAGCTCTTCGAGTTCTTGAAAATAGTTCCGGTAAGAAAGGTATGACCATTCAATCTCTTTGTGGTCTTAGACCTGATGTAGATATTGAAGATTATAACATTGAGAATCCTTCTTTTAAGGTTATAGGTGAACAGAAAATGAGAGGTTATAGACTTGTCATTATTGATGAATGTTCTATGATTAATCCCGGTCTATTTAATCTACTTATAAAGACGGCTATTCAGTGTCGATGTAAGCTGCTCTTTCTAGGAGACGAGCTACAGATACCATATGTGGTAAAACGAATGAAAGGTGAAGAAGAAGATACTTATAATCGTATTAGTCCTTCTTTTACTCATACTGATGTTCAATTTCGTTTAACTCAAATTGTTAGACAAGAAGCTGGTAATCCTTTGCTTGAATTGTTTGGTATTATTCGCTCTGATTTGATTAATGGTACTGCTAATTTCTATCAGTATATTCTTCAAACTCGTGAAGCTGTTAATGCTCAAGGTGAAGGTTTTACTATTATGAATAAACTTGATTTCCGTAATAAAGTTATTGAAATGTTTAGTTCTGATAACTTTAGTAAGGATATCAATTATGTTCGACTTATTGCTTTTACTAATGATTGTATTGGATTTTGGAATACTTTTATTCGTGATGGTGTTCTGAATAATCCTCAAGGTATGATAACAAAAGATGATATGTTTACTGCATATCGTACTGTATTTGATGAATACAAATCTCCTATTATTATTAATAGTGAAGATTATGTTGTTCATGATGTTAGGTATTATGTAGCAGATAATGGTCTTGCTTGTTATTGTATTACATTGAGGTCTGCGTTTGATGGTAAGGTTACTCCTATGTTTAAGATCATTGATTTTTGGGATTCTAATAACATGGATAACTTCGGTGCTATGCTAAATGCAATTCATTATAAAGCTCTTACTGGTACTGATCGTAGTAGATGGTTTAGATACTTTAGATTTAAAGATATTCATCTTACTATGACCGACTATAGACTTAATGCTGCTAACAAGAATAGACTTGTTGCTAAAGACATTGATTATGGTTACGGTATTACTGCTCATAAATCTCAAGGTAGTACTTTCGAGAATGTTTGTATTGATCTTGATGATATTATTTATTTCCAGACTAAGTGGGGTAAGCGTATTAGACGTAACTCTGCTGAAGCTCTTAGACTTCTTTATGTAGCTATGAGTAGAGCTACTAAACATGCTTATTTAAAATTATGAGTAAAGGTATTAGAGTTAGTGAAAAACACGGAGTTAATCCAAGTATTACTATTTGTCCTATTTGTGGCAAAGAAACAGGTATTGCTCTATTAGGAAAACTTAAAGGAGATGAAGAGGCTCCTAGAAAAATTATAGGAGATCTTTGTGATGATTGCATTTCTAAATTAGGTAATGATAAAATTTATATTCTTGCTATAAATGATCAAGGATATGGTACAAAAGGTATTATTATTAAAAGATCTGCACTTAATATTCCTGTTAAGGGTTATATGACTCTTATGAAAGAAAATGAATTTGATAAAGTATTTAAACATTAAATTATGCTTATAACCGAAGATCAAATTCAAGATATAGATAAGATTTATGTCTTGAAAGAATGCTGGGCAGCTCCTTGTGGTATGGGTAGTAATCAACGTATTATTCATAATCGTTGGATGGTTCCTATTACTTGGGTTGCTGAACAATGTTCTATGAGTGCTGTTCAAGTTCTTGAAGAACATCTGTTTGCTAGTGGTTTAAATGTTGATAGCGTTGGTAAGATGGAGTTCCTTAAAGCTAGAGCTAATCTTAAAGGATATGATCTTACTGCTGTTGTTTGTTCAACTCTGAAATACGAAGACGGAACTTCTGTTTATGCCGATACTACCGAAGAAGATAGAAAATAGATTGCCAATTTCTACAGACATCTTGATTAATGATATTGCTTTGACCATTACTCGATGTACGTTTCAAGAATATAAGATGAAGTATAATATAACTTCTGATGAATTTGATGATCTTGATAAAGGTTGTGAATGTGTTTATAATCCTTATCATATTATATTTATACCTGATATTATGGCTATTGATATGTTTGATTTGTAAGGTGCAGATGCTCCGCTCCTTACCACTCCTTCATCCCTACTGGGGTTTGCAAAGTTTTACTAAATGTTATTGATATGACATTAACTAAAAAAGAATATGATAGTTTAGGTGAAGCTGAATACATGATTGATGATGCTCTTGTTGTAGCTGCACCTATTACTTTTGGTGGATTTTGTGAAAAATATGATTTTGATTCTAAAGAATATGATTTTGATTTTGACGGTTATGATGTTGAAATTTCTATTGTTGCTGAGAATCCTCGTCATATATTTTTTCCTCGTAACTTATTTGAAGCTATTTCTGCTAAAAGTAATTACTGATGCAAACGAGATTTTCTAATATGTTTGAAGATACGTCTGATGAATTACGTGAAGATAATTATTGTGATAAGTGTGATCTATGCGTGCGGAACTCTCTAATCCCCAGTAGGGGACAAGGACTGGAAGGGAGCGGAACTATCCTACATTTAGTTGCTGCTCCTAGTCCTGCTGATAGAAAGACTAAATATGTACTTAGTGGTAACACGGGTAAATTCATTAGACGTATTCTTGAAGATAAGAAATTACTTGCTTTATCATATATTACTTCTGTTGTCAAATGTGGTACATCTCAGACTATTAATGCGAAAGCTATTGCTGAATGTTTTCCTAGACTTCAAAGAGAGATTGCTAGAGTTGAACCGAGTATGTTCATAACTTATGGTAAAGATCCTTATTTTATTGTTAGTGGAGGTAAAGCTTTTCCTAAAGGTGGAGAAGGTATTGATGTGCTTCCTAATGGTAAGATACATATTTATACTATGAGTCTTGAATATATGCGTAAGAATAATGATTATAGTTATCTCGATAGAGCATATGATACTGCTGTTATTGCTTATCGTAAATTTGTTAATCAATGGGTTATTTTAAAATAATATGGTTGATATAAATGAATTGATTAAATTTTGTGAAGATAAAGCTAAAGTTTCTGATACATATGTATATCATAGTATAATTGAAATTCTTAAAAAGAATATTGATTCTAAAAGTATACCTGTTGTAAATATTACAAATGCCTTTGATCTTAGAAATTTACCAATAAATACAATTGCTTATTGTGATTTTGAATATCATGATATATATTATAAAGGTAAAATAATAGTAATAGATGCTAAAAAGGACAATGTCTGTATTGATTGTTTAGGTTCTAAAACTGATACATGTAAATTGATAGATTTTTGTTTAAAACGTTATAGAAATGATGGTTGTAGTATAATTTTTAAAAATGTCAACTAATAAATCTACTACTAGTTGGATATATGATATTGAATGTTATCCTAATTTATTTGAAGTTGCTTTCATTCCTTATGGTATTCCACAAGATATAATTGATTTATATATTGCTGCTGATATAGCTAAGAATAAAGAAGATAAATGTCTCATTCTTGAAGCTATGGGTGCTAAAACTTTTATTATTTATAGAGCTTATCATGAAGATAAATTTGAACGTCAGAATATGACGCCTGCTTCATG